GCAGTCTTCCTGCGGATAAATTACATGCCATTGTTTTGTGTGTTTTTTATTTTGAAAAAAGGCCACCATGTTTGATGATGGCCTTTGATCAGATTATTGTAAAGTCAGATTAGACAGTGTACAATGTGATTTCATCACTGAAACCATACTGTATTCCTGCAAGGAATTTGGCACTGAAACGAACATTTTCAGACAAATCTTTGTCAGCCATGTCAAGCAATGCAACTTGATTCCAGTCGCTCAACAAGTTTGTTCCAAACCAAAGATTTGATTTTTGTGCAAGCACCATTGTGTTAGCTGGCATACCGGGGCATACCGCGATTGCGAATAATCCCATGAATGTTTGTGGAACTGCACCACCTGCATAAGTGTACCATCCGTTACCTGCTGCTGCATTGGCAAAGATGAACTTTTCCCAAACATCTTGACCCATGTAGATCAATGGTTTTTCAGTGGCACGCTTTACACGATCAGGTGCTTGGTCAACCAAGTCCTGCAATTTTGAAAACACGTTAGCAGTTGTGATTGCTGCTGCACCTGTTACATCAATTACACCTGCATCTGCAAGGAACAATGTGATGAAGCCAGCATATTCACCAACGTTTGCGTTGACACCTGTCCAGATCAAACTTTCGTTCTTCTCTGCAATTTGGCCAAGCATGTTGTCGATCATTGCCTGTGAAATTTCAGAAGCAAGACGGCCATTCTGCGCATCGTTTGCAGTCCAGTCAGTCAAGAAATCTTGTTTGCACAATTGGCGTTGAACTTGGAATTTTTCCAAAGTCAAAACACGCTCAGTCAAAGCGACCGTGCCTGTTGGTGAGAAGTCGCAAGTGCCAGCGGCAAATGATACATCATCCACAAGACGGCGAACCACTTGTTTGTAATCGATGTTTTCTTTTAGGGTCAAATACTGCATTGACTCATTGGCCAAGAATGCAGGTTTGATAACTTCGCCAGCATATTTACCAGCGTAAGTTGTAGTCAATGAAGTTGTAGTAGCCATTTTTTATTTTTGCTTTTTTTTCTGTTGGTTCTTAATTAGCCTTTGCGCGATAGTGCGCAATTCTTTCTTTGATGGTCATCATTGAAACAGGTTTTGTTTCTGTTTTTTCAGCAGCCAATGCAACTTGTGTTGTCTTATCTTTTACTGAACCAGAAGCCTGTGACTTGGATAGCTTCTCAAATTTGGTTGTCATTTCGGCAAGTTTGGTTGCCAAAGTTTCTTTTTCTTTGGTTGCAACACTTAATGCTTCAGCGTTTGCAGCGTTTGCAGATTCAAGTGCATTCACACGCTCTGCAAGTTTGCTTACAATCGCAACAACGTCTGCGCTCATTTCTTCTTCTGATTCAGTGATGGCAGTAATAACACCACCTGCAACACTGATCACGCGTCCATCTTCCAAAGTGTGATCGCCATCTGGTGCAATTGTTGGCTCACCTTCAATTACAACATAGACATCAACACCTTCTGCAAAATCGTCAGCCGATGTTCCAATTTCTGTTCCATCTGCAAGGCGCATCATTTTTGCCAATACAACTTTTGCTGGTTCTTCAACACTCAAATTGAGATTGAAACTTTTTAGGACTTCATTTATTTTATCTCGTAACATAGTATAATGTTTAGCCATTAAACTGAACTGCATCCTATTGTTTCAACAGGTATATTTTTTTGTACATTTTTTAGGATAAATTTGTTGAATGTTCAATCCCACACTGAATGACAAGCAGGCCATAGCATTATCATTGTTGAATGGTGATAGCAAAGTTGAACAGGTGTTATATGGTGGTGGTGTTTATGGTGGCAAAACATGGTTTGGATGTTGGTGGCAAATCAGCAGACGCATAAAATATCCAAACACACGCGGTCTTATTGGTCGTGCTGAATTGAAGAAGTTGCAGCTATCTACCATGCGTTCATTTTGGACATTGGCAAATGAAATGGGATTGAAGTCTAATGTGCATTACACATACAATGGTCAATTGAATTACATCACATTCATTAATGGAAGTGAAATATTATTGATGGACATGGCAGACCAACCTAGCGATCCTGACTTTCATCGTTTCGGATCATTGGAATTGACCGATTATTTTTTGGATGAAACTGCTGAGATCAGTGCAAAGGCAGTTGAGATTCTTGATACACGTGTGCGTTATAATCTTGTCAATAATCAACCAAAGGGATTGCTAACATGCAACCCATCCAAAGGCTGGTTATACAATGACTTCTGGATTCCTTTTAGGGATAACAAATTGCCAGAACATAGGGCATTTGTACAGGCATTGTTGAAGGATAACACCATTGTGCCTAATGAAGCATATCAAAGAAAAATGGAACGATTAAATGAACGTGATCGCAAGCGTCTATTGGATGGCGATTGGGATTTTGATGATTCACCAGACATCATATTTGAGCAAGATGCAATGCTGCAAATGTTCAATGATACAAAGCCAACAGGCAATGGATATATCACTTGTGATCCTGCTGCAATGGGTAATGATAGAACCATCATTTGTATTTGGCAAGGTTTGCACGTTGTCAAGTTCCATGAATTCATGCATAAATATCCGCATGAAGTTGCAAACACTATACGGCAATTGGCAACCGATCATAATATTCCTATGAATAACGTGATTGTGGATAGCGATGGCCTCGGTATTGGCATCAAAGGTATATTGCAATGTCGTGAATTTTTGAATGGCAGCAGTGCCATCGATAAAGATCACTATCAAAATTTGAAATCTGAATGTTACTTCAAACTGGCATCCATGATTGCGCAAAACAAAGTGCATATCACTGATCACCGGCACAGGGATTCAGTTATGAAGGAATTGGATTTGGTGCGTGATGCTAGCAAAGAAGATAAGAAGAAGGCAGTAACATCGAAGGATGAAATCAAATCAAGATTAGGGCGTTCGCCTGACTATGCTGATGCAATAATGATGCGCATGTACTTTGAATTGCGGCCAAACTATGGCAAATATTCTTGGTAAAATCAAAAAACCGCTTATCGTTATAAGCGGCTTCCTGTCAAACGTACTTAAACTAAAACATAAACTGAATCAATTCGATGCAAATATACATCAAAATGAAATTACCATTCAATAAAGGAATGTGAAATTACACCTGTGCGAACGTCCATATAAATTTCATTGTCTGTTTTCTTGCCATCCAAAGGTTTGTATTCAATGCACATACCAATAGCAGCACGTTGACCATTTGCATCAAATGTCAATATCACTTCATCCTCGGTTTGTTGTATGCCAAAGGCACTACCCCATTCAATACGCACAGGCTTCACTGATTCATTTTCAAATGCGATGTCTAAGCATTTGCCAGCAGTTCCCATACCTGAGTAATTTGGCTCTGAATAATCAGCAGTTGTGGAATCATTGTATGCACGAAGGCGAACAACAAAGTCAGGTGTGCGTGTGGCGTATGGTGGTATTAATGCACCAAAATTAAATGTGTTGTCATCCTTGCCATTCATGTACACATTTGGAATCCATACATTTTCTTCCAATGGCTCTAAATCAGTTGCAACATTCAACAGGTGCAATTCTTCTGCTGGCGTTGCCATTATGAATTTCTGATAACAATTTTCTGCAAGCATTTCTTCAGTAATACCCATTGCCAATAATTCTGAGCGTGTGAACGTCTTATTGAATTTATGGCGTACAACCTTTGGCGTTGATGTTTGAAATGTTGTGGTGTTAAACACTACCATGCCAATCAAACCTTCATGCGGATTGCCTTCTTTGTCTGCATTCCTAAATGGATTATGATAAACACGTGTCCATGTGCCGCGATCAAATTGCATTGTTTGGCCACCTAACCAAAATTGCTTGCCTGCCTGTGGCCCGACAGGAACAACAAACGTGCTTGCTTCTTTTATGATTGCATTGCCATCATCAGAAACCACAAATCCATGACCATGCACAAGTGCATTGAAATAATTATAGGCCATCCATTTATCACCGCGATTGACATTGGTTTTGGTCAATTCATACGTTGCAGTTCTAACCCATTTGCGCGTGGTGCGATCATAGGCCATTGTCACATTTTCTTTTAATGCAGGAATCATGTGTTCTGTTTGCTGCAACCAACCATTGAACCGCGTAAGTTGCTCTGGCAATCCTAATCTCTGTAATGTTGTTTTCATTATTATTTTTTTATTTGTTGTTTACATACGTTTTCAATTGCGCGAATGACTTGCGCCTCCATCGATAATTGTGTGAACTCACCTTCAATGGAAAATCCTTTGACTTCACCATTCTTGACCTTTGCCCATGCTTGATCATTATCGACTTTTACACCAACGAATGCAGTGCCTATTGGATAGTCCATTCCAAAGTGAACAGATTTATCCGATTCACCTTCCTTAATCCAAATTTCAACGACCGTCAATCCATCAATTGCAAACTTGTGTTCATAGGTGTGATCCTGTTGGTGTTTGTTTTTCATAAACAAATGCACCGCCATTTCAATTGTTTCAGCAGGAAATTGGATGGTGTATTCTTCACCAGTATTTTTATCAATGCGTGGTATCTCAATGTCTGGAATCAGTATTGGCCCGTACAACATACGACGTTCATTGTCCAACTTCAATTTGACTTGTTGCTTTTGTGATAGTGCAATGAAGTCTGCTTCGATTGCTGGCATCTCAACAATTGATATTGCATAGATGCCT